GATCTTTTCCCGAACGACTACACCTGCAAGAAGACCAACTTCGACACGTCGCTGAAGTATTCCAAGATCGACGCGTGGGCCAAGTTCCCCAACTTCCAGACGATGTTCCGCGATGCGGTCGTCGGCCAGCAGGCGCTCGATCGCATCATGATCGGCTTCCACGGCACCAGCGCAGCGGCGAACACCAACCGGGTCACCAACCCGCTACTGCAGGACGTCAACATCGGCTGGCTGGAGCACATCCGCACCGATGCACCCGCGCACTGGATGAAGGAAGTCGTCCCGGCCAGCGGCAAGGTCACCATCGGTGCCGGCAAGGACTACGAGAACCTCGACGCCCTGGTGTCGGATGTGACCGAGAACCTGATCGCCGAGGCCGTGCGCGACAACCCCGCGCTGGTGGTCATCTGCGGTCGTGACTTGCTGCAGGACAAGTACTTCAAGCGCATCAACCAGCAGCAGACCGCCGAGAACGAACTGGCCACCGACATCATCGTGTCGCAGAAACAGATCGGCGGCCTCAAGGCGGTGCGTGTGCCGTTCTTCCCGAAGAACGCCATGCTGATCACCACGCTCGACAACCTGTCCATCTACTCGCAGGAAGGCGCACGTCGCCGGCAACTGGTGGACAACGCCAAGCGCGACCGCATCGAGAACTACGAATCCAGCAACGACGCCTATGTCGTCGAGAACTACCTGCTAACGGCGTTCGTCGAAAACATCGTCGTCTCGTAATCACCGAACCCCTCCCCCAGAGCGAAGCCCGTCGGCTGGTGCGCCGGCCGACGGTGCCCTGCCGAACACCGCGCGAGAGAACCGCCATGCCATCACCCGCCCAACAGCACCGCCAACGCATCGCCGCCGCGATGTCCCAGACCGTGGTCGCCGACGCCGATCACGGCGCCGTCGCCGCCGGCAGTGCGTACGCACTGATGCTCGCCAAGCTCGCCGAGGATAAGCGCGTCCTCAAAAACATCCAGTCGATCGCGCAGAAGATCGAGGTCAAGCGCCAGCGCCTGCCGGAGTACGCGGCATGGATCGACGGCGTGCTGCAGGCCGATCAGCCGGTGCAGGACGATGTGTTCGCCACCGTCATGGTCTGGCGCATCGACACCGGCGACATCGACGGCGCACTGGTCATGGCCACGCACATGCTTACCCACAACCTCAAGCTGCCCGAACATTACCAGCGCGACCTAGCCACCCTGGTGGTGGAAGAAATCGCCGAACGTGCCGGCAACGCGGATAGCGGCAACGTCACCGCATCCCAGTTACTGCAAGTGGGCCAACTAACCAACGGGCGCGACATGCCGGATGAGGTGCGCGCCAAACTCCACAAGGCCATCGGCCTGGCCCTGCGCGATGCATCGCCCGCGCAGGCACTCGACCATCTGCAGCGTGCGCTGCAACTGAACGCGCGACTGGGCATCAAGACGGAGATCACCAAGCTGCAAAAGCAGCTGGCCCTGTCGAAACCGGTCGCCACCTGAGCTCGCCCCGAGCACCGCGGCGGCTCGGTGGACATCGTGTGACCTCTCTCCCACCCGATGCGCCACCGATCACCGCCGCACTTATTTCGAGCCACACCCCTGTGAGGTCATGATGTCCGGTCTCGTCGCCACCGCGCCCACCACCGCGCCCGATCCCCTGCGTTCGGGCGACTGGTACCCGTCCATCGACCTCACCAATGCTCGTGCTGTGATGCGCGTGGATGGCACCGTCACCAATGAGCGCCTCACCGAGTGCATCGCGCTGGCCATGTCTGGCGTCGAAGACCAGCTCGACGCCTGGCAACAGCAACAGGTCGCGCTTGGCCGCACCACGCTCATCGAGGTGCCCAGCAAAATCATCGCCGGCACCTCGCGCCTGGTGCGGCTGTATCGCCGCGCGGTGTACGCCAGCGCGCAGGCCGAACTGATCGAGCGCTACCGCGATGTCGACACTACGCACGCCGGCCACAAACACGCCGACACACTCGACTCCACCATCGACGACTACCGCCGCAACGTGCGCTACGCCATCCGCGACATCCTCGGCCGGCCACGTGCCGATGTGGAGTTGTTGTGATCGTGCGCGCCAACCAGGGCGAGACCTTGGACGCGTTGTGCTGGCGCGTGCTGGGCCGCACCGAGGGCGTCACCGAAGCGGCGCTCGCTGCCAATCCCGGCCTCGCTGACCTTGGCGTCGTGTTGCCGCTCGGCACTGTCGTCAACCTGCCCGAGACCGTACAGGCCACGCAGTCGCAGACCGCGCTGGTGCAGCTCTGGCACTGACAAGGGACTCCGATGGCCGAACCGACCACCACCAGCTCCATCGCCCTCGTCGCCACCGGTGTCAGCATCGCCACGCTGATCCCCGGCATCGACGGCAACGCCATCATCGGCGCCTTTGCCGGCGCTGCACTGATGGCGCTGCATGCGCGTGAGGTGTCCATGCGCTCGCGGCTGGCCTACTTCGGCATCAGCTGGATCATGGGTTACCTCGCTGCACCGCTGCTCATGCGACAGATTCCCTTGCAGGAATCCGGCGTTGCATCGTTCATCGCCGCCGCCATCGTCATTGCCCTCACCGTCCAGCTGATCGAGCGCATCAAGACGATCGACCTCACGGCGTGGATCAGCAACCTGCTGCGCCGCGGAGGTCCGTAATGGATCACCTGATTGCCTTGCTGCTGTTCGTCACCAACGCCATCACCGGCGTGCGCCTTTTCCTCTATCGCCGCGAGGGCGCCCGCTACCGGCCGATCGTCAGCATCGCTGCCTGGCTGCTGATCGTCTCCACCGGCAGCACGGCGCTCGGCATCGTGCTGGGCCAGTACCCACCCGGTGACATCCACCTCGGCGATATCGGCATTGCCCTGGTGCTGTGCGTGCTCAGCCTCACCGCCCGCGGCAACGTCGCCGCCATCCTACGGACGAACCACGATGAACAACCCCAACAGCCTGCGCGTCGGTGACCACGGCAGCGACGTCACCGTGTTGCAGACGCGGCTGGTCCGCGCGGGTCAGCCGCTCGCCATCGACGGCTGGTATGGCGCCGCGACCGAGGTGGCAGTACGCGCGTTTCAGCGTAGTCATGGCCAAGTCGTCGACGGCATCGCTGGCCCACGCACACAAGCGGCATTGACCGGCACCATCGACCCGCTGGCACTCACCCAGAACGACATCATTGCCGCTGCCGCCACACTCGATTGCGAGTCGGCCGCCATCAACGCCGTGATCGAAGTCGAAAGTCCGCGCGGTGGTTTCTTACCCGATGGTCGCGTGGTGATCCTGTTCGAGCGGCATGTGTTCTGGGATCAGCTGGTGGTGGCAGGCATTGATCCGACCGCCGTCGTACTACCGGCGTCGATCCTCTCGCAGCAGCGCGGCGGCTATGTCGGCGGTGCCGCGGAATACGCACGCCTGGCGCAGGCCGTCACCATTCATCCGGAGGCCGCCACTGCCGCCTGCAGCTGGGGCCGCTTCCAGATCATGGGCTACCACGCGACCTCACTCGGTTACGCCAGTGCGATCGCGATGGCCGCCGCCTTCGCCAAGGGCGAGAGTGAGCACCTGGTCGCCTTCGTCCGCTTCGTCCAGTTGGATGCGGATCTGCTCAAGGCCTTGCGCGCGCGCCGGTGGGCCGCCTTCGCCAAGCTCTACAACGGCCCGGCCTACGCGGCAAATCTCTATGACGCCAAGCTGGCCAGCGCCTACGCGCGCCACAGCGCCGCGCTCAGCACGACAGCGGAGGCCGCATGACGCTGCTGCGCCAGATCCTGTTCGGCGTCGCGCTGGTCGCCGCGTTGTGTCTCTACGGGTGGATCACCCACCACCGCATCGCCACCGCCGAAGCGCGCGCCACTGGCGCCGAGGCCGGCGAGCGCTCTGCGCAGAGCCAGCTCGCGCAGAAACAAGCCGGCGACCACATCGTTGTGCAGTACGTCGATCGCGTGCAGGTCGTGCACGACGTCGGCGTCACACTCACCAAGGAGATCCCCGTCTATGTCACTGCCCACGCGGATGCTCGTTGCGTCGTGCCTGTTGGCTTTGCCCGCGTGCACGACGCCGCCGCCGCGGGCGTATTGCCCGGAGCCCCCGGCGCTGCTGATGCGCAGCCCAGCAGCCTTGCACTCTCTGCCGTCGCCGGCACCGTCGTCGACAACTACACCACCTGTCACGTCGCCGCCGCTCAGCTGACCGCGCTGCAGGACTGGGTACGCATCAACACCGCGTCCGGCGCCAGGCCATGAAGAAACCCGCCAGCCTGCGCGCCGCCCTCGTGGCCGCGCTGCCGGATCTCGCTCGCGATCCCGAGCGGTTACTGGTCTTCATCGACGCCGGCGCTCTGCACAGCACCTACGCGCCCGGCCTTAGCTATGAAACTGCGTACACGCTCAACCTGATCCTCACCGACTTCGCCGGTGATCCGCTCGTCGTATGGGTGGCTATCCTGATCTGGCTGCGTGTCCACCAGTCCGAGCTGCTCGACAACGTCGACAAGCGCCAAAGCGGCATCACCTATGAGGCCGACATCATCGACCACGACAAGGTCGACTTGAGCATCAAGCTGCAACTCACCGAGCGCGTCATCGTCAAGGATCTTGGCAACGGCAAGCTGGATATCCGCATCGCCGACGAGCCGCAGCCCGAGGCCAAGCTCACCGCCGAGCATTGGGAGGTCTACCTGCGCGAGCAGTTGATCGCCCGTTGGGACGTGCCGCCGGCGTGAGCGACGATCTCGTCCTGCTCGAGAACTGGGCCGCCGGCCTGCTACTCAAGCTCGCACCCGCCCGCCGCCGCGCGATCGCCCTGGCCATCAGCCGCGCATTACGTCACAGCCAACAGCAACGCATCGCGGCGCAGATGGACCCCGACGGCGCCGCGTTCGTGCCACGCAAGGCACGGAAAAAACTGCGGGGCAAACAAGGCCGCATCAAGCGCAGCGCCATGTTCACCAAACTGCGCACCGCCAAATACCTCAAGGCCAAGGCCACCGATGCCTTCGCCAGCGTTGAGTTCACCGGCCGGGCCGGGCAGATCGCGAGCGTGCACCAGGAGGGTGGCGAGGATCGCGTGGCGGCGCATGGCCCGCGTGTACGTTACCCGCGTCGGCGCCTACTCGGCTTCGCTGCGGGTGACCGCGACATGATCCGCGACTTGCTGATTGATCAACTCATAAAGCGTTAGGCATCGCACTACACCGACCTTTGCTTCAATGCACCGAGAAGAACACTGCCAAAAAATCAGTCCCGCTTCGGTCCTCCTTCCGTTCATCCGGCATCCAAGCGGACACATCACTGTCATAGCGAAGTTGAAGCACAAGACGGTGCTCTTGGTTGTCACTAGACTTAGGCATACGGCGACTTCTCGACATGAGCGCTCATATCCGAGTCAGACCACGAGAAATCTCGAGGGTCAAATCGAGCGCAGACGACGCCCACAATTCAGTGTTATTGAGTTGAGGGAATACATCTTGACCGACGCGAAGCATTGATTGAACGGAGAATAATGTGAATATGCGAATGACTGTGTCTTGTCTTTATCGATGCACCATTGCGGCAAGTTTCGCTTCGACATTGTTTTTTGCGTCAGTCAGCAATCTCGTTGCGCAGACTGAGGCCACGGAACCAACCGCCAGCCTCTGCGCTCCGCACGTTCTCGACGAGAAGGTTGTGGCAACCTGGCAGCAGCGGCTTGCGGCCGGCAATATCGCCAGGCCCGCAGGCATTGTTGGCCCCACCGGTTTCGATTGGCCGGACACGCAATTAGGGATCGTCAAGAGCCGCGATCACGCCAGTTATCTCTTCTTCGGCAGCGACGGTAGTTGCCATGGAGAATGCGGTGCCGCGCAGGAAAGGGATGGCTCGATTACCCGCACCGTGGGCACTCTGGACAATCCATTAGGAACAGAATCGCCGCGCGAGTTCATTCTTCCCCAGAGCACTCAGTTCAAGAAAAATAGCGTCGTGTACGTTGGCGGCGGCCCGGTTCTAAGGATTCCGGACGGTCATCCAGGAGCCGGAAATCTCTTAGTGGTCTATCAAGCGGCCCGCTGGACCGACCTTGTCAATCAGGATGGCGAATACGTCATGATCGGCGTAGCCAAGTCCACCGACGAAGGCGTGACCTGGACCGATCTTGGCTTTATCGTTACTGCAAACGTGCCGTTCAAGCCTGGAGCGGCACCTTCAGTCAATGAGTATGACGGCGGTACGCCGGGAAACTTGGTGTCAAATTCCTCTGGGCAGTATTTCTATTACTACTTTCCCGACAAAGTGAAGAGCGGAGGTGTTGGAGGCAGCGACCTTACTTTTTTTTCCGTGGCGCGCGTACCGATGGATGAATTTCTCCACGCGGCGTTCGATCGCGACACTCCGAAAGCGCTCCCATCTTTCGAAAAGTACTATCAGGGAAAATGGGATCAACCAGGTCTCGGCGGCCTCTCAACCAGCGTGCTGAATCCGCAGTCGAGTGCCGGAGATCCTGTTGTGACCTGGAGCGACTATCTCAAACGCTATGTCGTCATTTTTGATAATACTCAAACGATCAGCTATGCCGATTCCGCCGATGGACTCCATTGGCCACCTGTACAGCTGTTAACGACAGCCTCTTCGGTAGCGTCCGTGCTGTATGCGGCTCCTGCCGGAAAGGGTGACGACCCAAATGTGATCGGCAAGGAGTTTTACATTTTCTATACTTACTATCCCAATCAGGGAGGCTGGGAATCGGCGTCGATCCATAGACTGAATGTCGAATGTGAAAAGAGGATCAACTAAAGAGCCCCACCCGCCGCGGATGAATGCGACCGGACGTTTCGAAGAAACAGGGGACGTCGAACGCCGCCGAACGTGACGTTCGCATCGCTGAGGGCGCTTAAGGCGAACATTGCCCTTCGCCGAATTTGGCCATTTTTGGATGGCTCAAATAGCTGGGAGGTGGGTACTGGCTCGCAATCTTTCCTCGGCCACCCCGAAATATCCCTCCGACATTTCCACGCCCACAAAACGATGACCAGCGCGTAGCGCGGCAACGCCCGTCGTGGCGCTACCCATAAAAGGATCGAGAACCGTGCTGTTCGGCTTCACGATCGCCACCAGCTTTTCCATCAGCGATTCGGGCTTGCCGACCTGATGCTGCTTGCCACCGAGCTGCGGATGCACGGGTAAAACACCCGGCAACACCACCGGGTGCGCCTTGATATCGATTGGCCCGCGGCTGGCCCACACCACGTATTCGGCCTGGCTACGAAAGCGTCCGCGTTGCGGGCGGCATCCGCCGGTTTTGTCCCACACCACGATGCCCTGCCAGACCCAGCCGGCCACCTGCACGGCGTCCGTCATCGTCGGCAACATGCGCCAGTCGATGAACGCGAGAAGATGCCCGCCGGGCTTCGTCACGCGATGACATTCGGCGAGCCACTGGCTGGCCCATGCGAGAAACCCGCGCTGGTCGCGGAAGTCACCTTCGAAGTCGGGCAACGGTGCCTTGCTGTCGCTGTTGATGTACTTCTCGCCGGTCGGCCGTGCGCGGGCGGCCATGGTCTGGCCACCGGAGCAATACGGCGGATCGGTGATCACCGCATCGACGCTGGCATCAGCCAGGCCGCGTAACACCTGCAGCGCGTCGCCGCGATGGATCGTGTAGGGAAGAGTCGTGT